ACTGGAGTTCAGACGTGTGCTCTTCCGATCTCTCGTTTGAGAGAAAATTTCCCCAATCAGCTGACGGAGGTGGAAGCAAAATGGCGGGAAGTCGGATGCTACGGCAGGTGAACAAGCGCAAGCGCTTTAACATCATCCTCTCGGTGCGGGAGATTGAGGGGCTGCTGGATAGGCTGCCGGAAGAGGGGGAGGTTTACAAGTTTCTCTCTACGGGCGGATTTTCCAGTATCAGCTTTGTGCGGTTCATCGCCAAGAGAGCAAAAATTTTGGAGATGACCGCCTCCACGCTGCGGGTGGGGAAGAAGGAGATGCAGGCGCTGAATGTGCTGCACTCCGGCGGGCGGTTGGGGAAAGCAAATTTTCTGATCGGCTCGTTTATGAAGAACGATTCCAAAACCGGGCTGAAATACGGATATTATCAACTTTTTGACCGGATTTGTGAAAAAAACGGCTGGGATTATACCGTGGTTCAAAATCACAGCAAGATTTTGCTGTTTGAGACCGAGGTGGGGAAATTTGTGATCGAGACCAGCTCGAACCTCAACGAAAACCCGAAAATGGAGCAGTTTTCGTTTGAGAAAAACGCGGAACTGTATGAATTTTACCATTCGGCGCTTGCTGAATTGGTGAAGGGAGGGAGCAAACATGCCAGCGAATGTGAAAAGCGCAGATGCGATGACGAAGCATCTGACCAAAGCGGAGAAGTCGGCGCGGGAGGCGGCGGAGAAATCCTGCCTGCCGGACCGGATGAAGTCGATGAAGATGCCGAAGAGTCTCAGCGGCGATAAAGTCGGCCAGGGATACTGGCGCTCGATCCTGAAACGGATGGAAGGGCTGGGCATCCTGGATGAGCTGGACGCGGAGATGCTGGCGGTGTACTGCTCCTCTCTGGCGCGGAAGGACAGCCTTTCGGCGTTGTGCCGGGGGCTGATCGCCCAGGCGGACGCGGAGCCTGACTTAGAGATGCGGTTTGAGCTGATCGCCAACATCGACAGCGTGCTCAACCGGCTGCAAGCCCATGAGAAGACCCTGCTGTCCTACGCCAACGTCTTGGGGCTGACCCCGGAGGCGCGGGCGCGGCTGGCCCGGAAGCGGGCGGCGGCAGAGGCGGAGGCAGACCCAGACGGGGATCTGTTTGGGGACTGATGGGCGTGCGGATCCAGTCCGGCCTGCATCACGCGGTGAGCGTGTACGCCAAGCAGGTGACGGAGGGGCGGCTGCACGACATGTGCTGTCCCTATGAGATCAAAGCCTGTCAGCGGCATTTGGATGATCTGAAACGGCAGTGGACGGATGATTTCCCGTTTGTATTTGACACGACGCGGGCTGACCGGATCATCCGGTGGTTTGGACAGTGTGTGCAGGTCCGGGGCGTGGAGCAGCGGGAGGCCATTCAGCTGCAACCGTGGCAGGTGTTCGACCTGGGCTGTACTTACGGCTGGGTCAACCGGAACACCGGGGCGCGGCGGTTTAAGCGCACCTACAACAAACGGGCGCGGGGCAACTTTAAGAGCACCGAGAAATCGGGGCAGGCCCTCTACCACCTGTGCGGGGATGCGATGTATCCGCCGTATCACCCGGAGCTGGCGGTGTTTGAGATGGAGCCGGAGGTGGAGTGCGCTGCCGTGGACCGGGGGCAGGCCATGCGTGTGTTTGGCGACGCGAAAAAGATCGCGCAGGCCTCCCCGAACATCGAGAAGCGGCTGATTATCCCCCGCTCTAACCCGGTGGTACACAAAAGCCGGGGCGGGTACATGCGGGCGCTCTCAAAAGACACGAAGAACAAAGACTCTGGCGCTCCCAGCTATTTCGTGGTGGACGAATACCACGCCCACCCGACTTCCGATATTTACGACATCGGGCTGAACTCGTTCGGCAAGCGGCCCCAGGCCCTGCTGGACGTGATCACGACGGCGGGCGACGATGCGCAGAGTAAACCCTGCTACGTCGAAGAGGAATACGCAAAAAACGTCCTGGACCGCAACCGAACGGACGAGACGTACTTTGTGATGATCCGGGAGCTTCCTGTCGGGGAGGACCCGCACGACAAAGCAAAATGGACGTGGGCCAACCCATGTCTGAGATACCCGAACGACTACTCCAAATACATGCTGGAGCAGATTGAAACGGAGTACAACGCCGCCTACGGCTCCAACGACCCGTATAAAATCCGGCAGTTTCTCACCCGGCGGATGTGCCAGTGGCAGACCGGCAGCGTGAACCGCTATCTGGACGAGAACTGCATGGGCCTGGCAAAGCGGGCCATGGTCCCGGCAGAAGAATTTGCGGCGCTGACCGACGGGCTGGCCTGCTGGTGTGGGTTTGACCTGGGCAAGCGCATCGACCTTTCTGGCGTGGCGGCGGTGTTTCTGCTGGACGATGGGCGGGTGGCACTCAAAATGCACGGTTTTATGCCGGAGGGCGGCGCTCAGCGGCACGAGCAGAGCGACCGGGTGCCTTACATCCCGTGGGCGCAGGCGGGCTATGTGACCCTGACCCCCGGAGACGTGACGGACAACAGCTACGTAGACAACTGGATCTCTGCCGGGGAGCGTGAGCACCGGTGGGAGGTGCAGGAGGTGGACTACGACGGGCACAACGCCACGGACTTGGCCATCAAAATGTGCGACGAGCGCAACAACGAGGCGTTCTGCGTGGAGATATCCCAGACCTGCGCAGGCCAGAACCTGGCCGTGAAAACCTTTCGGGAACTGCTTCTCCAGAATCTCATCGTGATGGAGGAATCCCCTCTCGCGCTGTGGTGCCTGGCCAACGCCGTGGAGATCCAGAACAACTACGGCGATATCAAGCTGAGCAAAAAACACAAGGACGACACCGAACGCATCGACCCCGTGGCGGCGGCCATGAACGCGCTGGCCCGGGCTTTGGTACACCGAAACAAAAACGACCTCTCCGACGCCCTGGGCGCGGGAGACTTTACGCTGTGAGACTTTGGCGCTCTCCCCGGCGGCTTTCTTTTTCCTTCTTTGGCCGTCGGCTCATGTTTCTCTTTCTTCCTGTTTCCCGGCCCCGTGGGGAGTCCGCGGGGCCGCCGGGGAGAACGCCAAAGCTGCCGTTGGAGGTGAAATAGATGGACCAAGGAATCCTTCCCGGGTTTGACACAAGCGAAGAAAAATATGAAGCGTTTAAAGCCAAATTTCAACCGAAAAAAACGACGGATGATTGTTACACCCCCGAAAACATCTATGAAACGGTGAAAAATTGGGCTGTAGAACAGTACAGCCTGCATGGACGTGAAATTGTCCGTCCGTTTTGGCCAGGAGCAGATTTTCGAGACCTAGAGTACCCACAAAATTGCGTTGTGATCGATAACCCACCGTTTTCCATCTTGTCTGAAATTTGTAAAGAGTATCGCATACGGCATATCGACTACTTCCTCTTCGCACCTAGTTTGACACTATTTGCTATTAATAGCGGCCGTGAAAATTACATCGTTTGCGGGACGCATGTGACGTATGAAAACGGAGCAAATGTAGCGACATCATTTGTTACGAATTTGGATGGACCAAAAATCAACGTATCCGGGGACTTAAGCACAGCAATCGACCGTGAAAATCGAAAAAATTTAGACGGTGTAAAAACGAAGCACCCGAAATACGACTACCCTGTTTCCGTTGCAACAGCCGCCAAGTTGCAAAAAATGGCAAATCGAGGCGTTAGTCTAGAAATTGCACAAGAGGAGGCCGTGTTTATCCGTTGTCTGGATGAACAGAAAACGCATGGAAAAGCAATCTACGGATCAGGATTTCTTCTTTCCGAGTCAGCGGCGGCGGAAAAAGCGGCGGCGGAAAAAGCGGCGGCGGAAAAAGCGGCGGCGGAAAAAGACAATGTGAAAATTTGGGAGTTGTCCGCTAGGGAAAAGCGGATCATCCAACAACTGGGGAAGGAATCGTTATGAAGCGCAAGAAATTTTTTATTTCGCTGGTTGCGGACGCGCTGTTTGTGGCGGGGCTGGTGGCCATTGTGGTGGGCATCGCTCTGGCGGGGCATTTGCCCGCGGCGGTGTGCGTGGCCGGCGGCGAATCCGTGGGCCTGGGCCTGCTGCTGAGCACCGGGAACCGAGACGGGGGTGAAGGCGGATGATTTTGGACCATGTGCGCGGGGCCGCGAAAAAGGCCACGCGAGAGGTGGCCAACGTCGTGACCCTGGCCAGCACCGGCCTGGCGGGGAGCATCCCCACCGGCGACACGGCGGCCATGAAACTGGCGGCGGTGAACCGGTGCATTGAGGTCATCTCCGACTCGGTGGGCAAGATGAACAGCTACGCGATGCAGGCGGACACCAGGGAGCGGCTGTTTCCCCCGGTGCTGGACCTGCTGAACGGGCGGCCCAACGAGGCCATGACGCCGTTTATCCGGCGGAAAATGCTGGAGATCAACCGCCTGACCCGCGGCAACGCCTATGACTGGATCGTGAGAAATCAAATCACGATGGAGCCCATCGAGCTGATCCCTCTACCGGCTGAGCTGGTGTACCCCTGGCAGGACACCACGGGCAAAATCTGGTACGACGTGAGCCACCCCTACACGGGGCGGGCCATGCGGCTGCCGAACGAGGACGTCCTGCACTACAAGGGCTACTCCAGGGACGGCCTGCACTGCCTATCGGTGTTACAGCGGGCGGCGCAGGTGATCGAGGCGGGGCTGAACGCCCAGGGGTATCAGTCCAGCTACTACGCCAACGGCGGGCAGCCGCTGGGCGTTTTATCCACCGACGCGGATCTGGGCGGCTACGTGAAGGGCAAGGACAACAAACCAACGGACGTGAGCAAAAAAGACGCCCTGCGCCGGGAGTGGGAGAAGACCCACAGCGGGCCGGACAACGGCTTCCGGGTGGCGATTTTGGACCACGGACTCAAGTACACGCCAATCAGCGCCACGATGAAAGACGCCGAGTGGGTGAGCAACCACGACGTGACCGTTTTGGACATCTGCAACTTTTTCGGCGTCCCGGCGTACAAGCTCAACGCCGGGAAACAGAGTTACAGCAGCAACGAGCAGAACGCCATCGAATACGTCACGGGGACCCTGCACCCCATCATCACCCAGTATGAGCAGGAGCAGACCTGGAAGCTGCTGCTGCCCAGCCAGCGGCGGCAGGGGCTGGAGCTGCACATCAACATGATGGCAGAGCTGCGCGGCGACCACGCCAGCCGCGCCAACTGGTACGCACAGATGCGGAACCTGGGCGCGTACAGCGTGAACGAAATCCGGCAGCATGAGGACCTGCCGGACGTGCCCGGCGGCGACGTGCGGCTGGCTGATCTAAACCATATCCCGCTGGAGCTCTTTGAGGAGCTCAGTGTCCAGCGGAACACCGGAGGAGGTGGAAAAACAACATGAGGATGCAGTTAAACGGCTACGTGGTAGCCGACAAAGACGCTTTTTTATACGACTTTTTTGAGATCCCGGCCTTTTCCCCGGCGGCGGTGCGCAACGCCATCGACCAGAACCCGGAGGGCGAGGACCTTGTGCTGGAGGTCAACTCCGGCGGCGGGTCCGTGTTTGCGGGCTTTGAGATGTACAGCGTGCTGCGCAACGCGGCCTGCCACACGGTGGCAGAGGTGCAGAGCCTGGCGGCGTCGGCGGCCAGCGTGCTGATGCTGGGGGCCGATGAGGTCCACGCCAGCCCCGTGGCGCAGGTGATGATCCATCTGCCCGTGGTGCAGACCGACGGCGACCGCTACGCCCACCAGGACAGCATCGGCGTGCTGGACAGCATCACGGAGAGCCTGCTCAATGCCTACACCATCAAGGCGGGCGGCAAGGCCACGCGGGACGAACTGAAACGCCAGATGAAAAATGAGACCTGGATGACGGCCCCGGAGGCCAAGGCCCTGGGCCTGGTGGACAAGATCACCGGAGAGGAGACCATCGACCCGGCGGCCATCATCAACTGCGTGGGGTCCGGCGGCATCCGGGCGCTGGCGGCGTCGGCTTCCGTGCCCGCCCCCGGCGATCTGCGGGCCCGATACGACAAGCTGGTGGCCGAGGGCAAGGCCCCGGACCGGACCGGGGGCAAAATCGACCCCGCACCGGCCCCCACCGACCACACCGAGGAACTCGCGGCGGCCAGAGCCCGCCTGGAGTTAGAAAAAATCAGATTTGGAGGTTTTGCGAGATGAATAGCACCACCAGACAGAAATACATGGACGCGCTGAACCGCCGGGCGGACCTGATCGCCCAGGCCGACAGCGCCTTTGCCGAGAACAACATCGAGAAGGGCAAGGACTTGACCGCCCAGGCCGCCGCCCTGAACCCGGAGATCGAGGGCTATCAGGCCCTGCTGGAGCAGGAGGGCAAATTTGCCGGGGCCAAGGCCCCCGCCATGGACCCCGACGTGAAGGACCGGGCCGAAGAGCGGGCGGAGACGCTGCGCAACGGCGGACGGATCACCTTCTCCATTGAGGAAGTGATCGACGGCCTGGGGCTGGGCGGCCGCGTGAAAAACTCCGTGACCCTGGCCACCGGCACCCTGCTGGAGCCCACCAGACTGGCCACCAGCATCCGGGACAACCTGCCCGGCGTGTCCAGCATCCTGGACCAGGTCTCCGTGCAGGACCTGACCGGCACCAACGGCATCCTGGAGCCCTTGCTGTACAGCGAGCCGGAGGCGCAGGCGGGCAAAATCGCCACCCTGGCCGGGACCGCGAGAACCGCGATCTCCGACCCCACTTTTGGCGCGGTGAAAATCAGCCCCTATGAGGTCAATGTGACCACTTTTGTGGACCGGAACCTGAGCAAGCTGACCCCCATCGCCTACGAAGAGAAGATCCGCAGCCTGGCCATGAAGGCCATGCGGCGCAAAATTGCCAACATGATCTACAACGGCGACGGCCAGGCCGCGCCCGACATGTTTGGCATCAAGACCGCCAAGGACACCACAGGCCGCGCCATGTGCAAGGCCGTGAACATCACCCAGATCAAGGCCGGTTTCCTGGATGATTTCGTCTTTGCCTATGGCACCGACGAGGAAATGGGCGGCTCTGCCCGGCTGTACCTGAACAAAAAGGACCTCCAGGCCATCGGCGCTTTGCGCAACGATGAGCTCAAGCGCGTCTATGAGATCGTGCAGGACCCCGGCAACGCCAACACGGGCCGGATCATCGAGGGCGGCCTGATCGTGCCCTACACCATCGGCTCTGCGCTGACCGCGCTGACCGGCACGACTGCCTCTGCCAGCGCCGACACCATCCACATGATCTACGGCGACCCCATCAACTACGAGCTGGGCCTCTTCGGCGGCTACTCCATCCGCATTGACGAGTCCGTGAAAGCCGTGGAGCGCATGAACACCATCCTGGGCGACGTGTTTGTGGGCGGCAACGTGGTGCAGCCGGAGGGCTTCCTGCTGGGTACCCTGCCCAAGAGCGGGGGCTAAGCCATGGCCGTGACGCTGGAAGCCGTCAAGGGCTACTGCCGCATTGACGGCGGCTTTGAGGACGAGCTGCTCCTGAGCCTGATCGACGCGGCCAAAGCGTACCTGGACAACGCAGGCGTGCCGGAGCCGGAGGGCGACGTACCGATCTACGACCTGGCCGTCAAGGCCCTGGTGCTGGAATTTTACGAGCACCGGGGCCTGACGGAGTCCGGCGGCATGAGCAGCATCCGGGGCCTGGACAACGCTATCGTGCAGATGAAATTGGTCGCAGAGGCGGAACGGGCCTACACGGAAGCAAACCAGGAGGTGGCAGACGGTGGCGTATCGAGTGAATCTGGCCTCTGACATGAAGTGCCGGGCCGTCATCCGCCAAAAGGTCCAGGCGGAGACCCGCGACAAGCTGGGGCAGTACCCGGTGGAAGAGCGGACGGTGGACACCGTGTGGGCTAAGGTGACCCCCATGACGGGGAGCCTGTTGACGGGACGGGCGGCGGAGACCGAGCTGTCCCGGACCACGCACCAGATCATCGTCCGCTGGCGGCCCGATCTGCGGCCCGACATGTGGTTTGTGGTCGAGGGAGAGATTTACGACATCCTGTACATCATGGACCCCTACCACGACCACAAAACCCTGGAGATTTTCTGCGAGGTGAGAATCGGTGAGCACTGAGGGCATGGACACGCGGGAGCTGGACGAGCTGGTAAAAAACATGTTTCGCACGGCGCAGGACGTCTACCCCGACGAAGCCAAGGCTTTTCTGAAAAAAGAGGGCAACAAGGGCCGCCGCCTGCTGCGGGCCAAGACCAAGGCCGTGACCAAGAAGAAGACCGGCAACCTGCTCAAGGGCATCCGCCGGACGGGCGTGCAGAAGCACGACGGGGATTTCCAGATCCGCGTCTACAACAAAGCACCTCACGCCCACCTCATCGAACACGGCCACGTGCTGTGGGTCAACGGGACGAAAACAGAAAAATTTGTCCCAGGCAAGCACCCGGCGGCGGACACGACGAAACAGCTCAAGCGAGAGTTTCCACGGGATGTGGAAGGTTTTGTGGACGAAATGCTCTCGAAGGGGTTTGAGTTATGAAAATCAGCATCATTGACACCATCCGGGGGCTGTCCGGCTTGATCGAGAGCCTGTTTGGAGAGCCACCCACCACCAAAGACATCACTGAGGGCTTCACCCGGCCAACCACCTACATCCAACCGGTATACAGCGAGACCGCCCGCGAGGGCGAACTTCAACACGACACCCACGAACTGGAACTCATCCGGTTTGGGGAGCGGACCCGTGCGGGTTACCTCTCCCTGCTGGAATGGGAAGCAAAACTGGCGGAGGCTCTGCAGGAGCCGGTGGTGGTGGAAGAGCAGTTTTTTCTCTATCCGGATGAGATCGAATTTATGTTAGACCGGGACGATATGACCCTGACCGTCACCCTGACCGTCGAGACGTATCAGCTCCGGGACGCAGAGCAGGCCCCCACCATGGAGGACCTGACACTGAGAAAGGACGGATGAAATCATGGGTTTACCTACTATCTCCGTTGAATTTAAGAAGTTGGCGACCACGGCAACGGCCAGGTCTGCCAGAGGCATTCTGGCGGTGATCTTGCAGGACACTACCAAGACCAATTTTACGAGCAAGACCTACACGGCGCTGGATGAGGTGGCGCAGGCGGACTGGACGGCGGCGAATTACACGATCCTCTCCCGTGCGTTTGCGGCGGGGCCTTACCAGGTGATCGCTGTGCGAGTGGGCACCGACGACACCATGACCAACGCCCAGACCATCCTGGACCAACTGAGCTACAACTGGGTCTGCGCCGTCCCGGCGGCGTTCCAGGCGGGCCTTGTGACCTACGTCAAGAGCATCAACACTCCCCGGCGTATCCGAAAGGCGAAAGCGCTGGTGAGCGGGCAGAGCAATGCGGACGACATCCACATTGTGAACGTGGCCAACACCAAGGTCACGGTCAAGGGCGAATCGACTGCCATTGACATCAACAACTATCTCCCCCGCCTGGCCGGAATCCTGGCCGCCTGCCCCATGGATGAGGCCGTCACCTTCCAGGCATTGGACGACCTGGATGCAGTGGAGGCTGTGACCGGCCTGGATGCCAGCATCGACGGCGGCAATCTGTGCCTGTTTTCCGATGATGACACGATCCGCATTGCCCGCGGTGTGAACACCCTGAAAACCGTGACGGGCGACCTGACCGACGACATGAAAAAAATCGCCGTGGTGGAGGCCATGGACCTTATCCAGGAGGATATCATCCGCACGTTCAAAGGCTCTTACTTGGGCCGCGTGAAAAACACGGCGGACAATCAGGCGCTGTTTATCTCCGACGTGCTGACCTATCTGGAATCCCTGGCGGCGGAGAGCGTTGTGGACAGCGAGGGAATTGACGCCTCTGTGGACGTGTCTGCTATGCGGGCGGCCTGGGAAGCCTCCGGCGTATCCACCAGCGCCCTGACCGACGCACAGATCAAAAAGAAAACCTTCCGCTCCCAGGTGTTTGTGACGGCACAGGCGCACATCCTGGATGCAATGGAAGACATGAAAATGACCTTTACCATGGGTTGAAAGGGGGCGTAAGACATGGCGAGAACATTCACTTCAAACAAGATCCTGAAAGGCACCAACGGACGCCTTTGGGTGAACGCAGAGCCGATGGCGGACGTGAAGAGCTTTGAAGCAAAATCGTCGGCTGATTTTGAGGAAATCAGCGTCAACGGCGATTTCGGCAAAAAACACGTATTCACGGCATACTCCATCTCCGGCACCATGACCCTGCACAAGATCGACAGCTACATTTTCAACCTGTACGCCGACGCCTACCAGCGGGGCGAGATGCCGGATGTGTACATCATCGCCTCCATCACCGACCCGCAGACCAGCCAGACCCAGCGTGTTCGGCTGACCGGCGTCCAGTTTTCTGAGATCACCCTGTTGCAGTTTGAAAACGGCACGGTGCTGGAGGAAGAGGTCCCGTTTACAGCCGAGGGCGTCAAGCCCCTGGACGGTATCACAAGATAAGGAGGACAACATGGCAAAATTGACCATTGAGGACCTGCTGGCCCAAAAAGACCGGCGGCAGGATGACGTGAAGACCGTCCACCTGGACGGCCTGGGCGGGGAGCTGGAAGTCCGGCGCATCCCGCTAGATAAATTTACCGACTACATGGAACGGACCCAGAAGGGCAACGCCAAAACGAAACTGGAAACCCAGTATGAGATGATCTACGCCTGCTGCCCCATCCTGCACAATGAGCAGCTTCTGGAGGCCTATGAGTGCAAGGATCCGCTGGACATCGTGCCCAAAGTCTTACGAGAGAACATCATGGACATGAACGACCTGGTGGCGGCGATCTCATCTTTTTACGGCGTGGACCTGTATGAAGACTTAAAAAACTGATTCGGGGCGATGCAGACCTATCTACCATCGCCCACTACGCAAACCGGGGCCACTCTCTGCGGGAGTTGGTCGAGCTGCGGCCCGGAGAACTGCGATTTCTCCGGGTGGCGTGGGAACTGGAACTGGACTACATGAGGGAGGCGCTGAACCTTGGCAACGAAAAACGTTAATATCCTTCTGAAGCTCCAGGACAAATTCACAAGCAAAATGGAGAAGGCTGGGAAGATCACCAAGGAGCAGAAATTCGCAATGGCGAAATGCTCCGACGAAGTGATGAGGTTTTCCCGGACCGTCCGCGGCGGCTTTGGCAGCGCCGTGAAAAACATCGGCAAAGTCGGTGCAGCGCTGGCAGGCGTCAGCTTTGCGGGCATCACCGCTGGTTTTATCGGCATGGCGGAAGCAACAGAAGAGTATCGCCGGGCCATGGGCAAACTGAACACGGCCTATCAGTCCGTTGGCTTTAGCTCGGACGTTGCACAGCAGGCATACAGCGGATTTTATTCGATTTTGGGCGACACAGACACGGCAACTGAGGCGTCCCAGTTACTCTCTCAGTTGGCAAGAAACCAAGAAGATGTGTCAAAATGGACAAAAATAGCGGCCGGAGTCAGCGGTAAATTTGGTGATTCTCTCCCAATTAATTCCTTGGTGGAAAGTGCCAACGAGTCTTTAAGGACGGGTAAAGTCACTGGTGTTCTCGCCGATGCCCTCAATTGGGCCGGTAAAGTGAGCGAAGATCAAATGAACGCGAAGCTTGCGGCTACCAACGACACCGCTAAGCGTGCACAAATCATCATGGATACCCTGGCAGACACCTATTACGGCGCGGCTGATGCGTTTTACGCCAACAACAAGGCGCTCATCCAGGCCCGCCAAAACGAGGTGGCCATGCAAAAGGTCACCGGTGCCCTGGGCGAGGCCAGCGTGATCGCCAAGGGCAAGCTCTGGGAACTGCTGGGCGTAGCATCCGACGGCAGCGTTTCCACCGGCTCCGTGCTGGAATGGGTGCTGCAAAAGGTCGAGGCGTTCAAGGCAAAAATTGAAACCATCGACGTGAGCAAATACGCGCCCATGATCACGGAAGCGGTGCAGAAGGTGCAGACGGGCATTGAAATTGCCTGGAAGATCATCTCCCCCGTTTTGGAGCAGGCGGTGAAACACGCGGACGTGCTGATTCCCGCTGTTCTGGGCGTGGTGACGGCCATCTCCGGCGTCTCCATCGTGGCAGACGTGGCCGGGAAGGTCATGACGTTTGTCGGCACCATCAAGAGCGTCATTACCACCGTCAAGGCAGCAGGCGGCATTATGTCGTGGGTGGCGTCCGGTCCCATCGGGCTAATTATCGCAGGCATTGCGGCGGCGGTCGTTGTCGTGGTGCTGCTCATCAAAAATTTCGACAAAGTCAAGGCCGTGGCCCAGACGGTTTTCGGGGGCATCAAGACGTTTATCACCACCCTGGTAGACGCCTTTAAATCCCTGGGCCGGCAGATCAAGGACGCCTTCTGGGGCGCTTTTAACTGGGCCAAGAAAAAAATCCAGCCGATTATTGACTGGATCAGCGACAAGATCAGCAAGATCAAGTCCGGCTTTGAGAAGATCGGGAACTTTTTCAGCAACCTGGGGTTTGGCAGCTCTGCCAACAACGGGAGCCAATATTCCCTCTCTGCCAACGGCGGCAAGGCCACGGGTACGCCGTATTTCCGGGGAGGCCTGACCAGAGTCAATGAGGGCGGGCGTGGCGAGATCATGAACCTGCCCAACGGGACGCAGATCATCCCCCACGACGTTGCCAAAAAGCAACAGAAGGCCAACAACATAAGCGTACAGGTGACGATCCAGGGGAATGTGATCGGCAACCGGGCGTTTATGGAGCAGACCGGCGCGTACATCGCCAACAAGATTTTGGTGGCCCAGGGGGTGGTTTGATGGATTTTACTCTGAGTTACAACAACAAAGAGGAGGTGCTGGTTTTCCCGGTGGTGCCCAATGCGGGCATCCAGCTATCCAGGGACCAGGAAAATCAGGCATTTGACGGCATCAACCACGAACTGCAAGCCCTTGGCAACATGAAGCTGGCCACCTTCAGCATCACCAGCTTTTTCCCGCTGAAACGCTACTCTTTCCTGCGCCCCTACTCCAGCATCAACGGCTGGCACTATGTCCGGGTGATCGAGGCCGTCCGAAAACGGAAAATCCCGTTTCGGGCGCTGCACCTGGACAACAACGGGCAGGAGGTGTTCAATCTGCCGGTGACGGTAGAAAATTTTGAATACTGGCTCGACCAGGCCGGGGACATTGGCTACACCATTGATTTCAAAGAGTACCGATTCGCCAACGGTTCCGCCGCCACCCTGAGCAAGCCGAAAGATGCGGCGGGCGAGAAAACCCAGACGGCGGCACAGCTCAACGCGAGTACCGGCTCCTCCGGTGGGGGAACATTTACCAAACGGTACACCAAGAGCGATGCTACCATCATCGCAAAGATCATGTACGGCGAAGCGCGGGGCATCAAGAGCAAAACGGAGATCGCCTGTATCGGCTGGTGTATCCTGAACCGCGTGGACGCAGGCATGGGAAAAAACATCCAGTCGGTGGCCCTGGCGGCGAATCAGTTTTATTACAAAGCTGGTGCGCCGACAGTCAGCGACCACGGCTATGACCTGGTGGCCCTAGCAACCGACGTACTGGACCGTTGGAGCCGGGAAAAAGCCGGTCAGACCAACGTAGGCCGGGTGCTGCCGAAGCAGTACAAATGGTATGCCGGGGACGGGTCGCACAACTGGTTTTACCCAAGCTGGCCCTGCAAACGGGCACAGCGCTGGAATTTTAAGAGCGTGACTTCGCCATATCCAAACTGAGAGGGGGACGAACATGGGACAGATGATTTGGCCGGTGCCGGGTTACAGTCGCATATCGTCCCCTTTTGGCTACCGGAAGTCTTTCAAAACGTCCAACGGGATGTCATCCAGCAACCATGCAGGCATTGACATTCCGGCTTCCAACGGGACGCCGATCATTGCGGCCCGTGGGGGAAACGTGACGAAGGTCTGGACCTCCAAGGCCAGGGGCAAATTTTGCATCATCAACCACGGCGGCGGCATCTCGACGCTGTATCAGCACTGCTCCAGCATCGGGGTAAAACTCGGCCAGAACGTACAGGCCGGACAGACTATTGCTAGGGTGGGCAACACCGGCGGCGTGACGGGGTATCACCTCCATTTTGAGGTACACGTCAACGGGACGCCGGTCAACCCGTCCAACTACGTTAAATACAGCGACACTGCCGCCAAATACACCGGCGGGACCATCGCTTCCAGCGGAACAGACGGGTTTTCAGCCACCACGGACGAAGCGGACGAAAAGGTCACCGTGATCCATATCCCGCAAACGGAGAAAATTTACACGGTGTACGCCGATGATACCCCGTATAAAAACCCGGACCGCTATAAAATCGTGTGGCAGGCCCTGGGCGATAACAACAGGACGCGGGATATCACGGATCGCTGCGGCTCCCCTACCCTGACGGACGATTCCGAAAGCGTGGCGGTGGAGTTTACGTTTTCCGTACTCCAGGCACGGGGGGAGAAATTTTTCCCGCCGCTGCGGATCATGTGCGGCGATTTGGTCTCCGTGAGCAACCTGGCCTCTGGGGAGTGCATTTTCCTGGGGCAGGTGCAGAGCGTGAGCGGGAGTTACAGCGAGAGCATGAGCATTGTGTGCCATGATGCGGGACGGCTGCTGACCACCAACGACGTGATTATGCAGTTTAACAATATCCCGGCGAAAGACGCGCTGTCTCAGTTGGCCAACAAGGTAGGCATCCAGCGTATCAGCTGCCCCAACCTGATTTCTTCCGTGTATGGCACGGAAAAAGACACGACTTCCAACATCATTCAGAAAATTTTGGAGACCGTGACCAGTGAGAACGGTGTGACCTATTTCCCACGCATGATGGGGAACACGCTGGTGATTCGCTCCTACGCCCAGAAATGTATCACGGCGTGGTACCGGCAGGAGAGCAACCTAGCAGCGTTTGACGTGATGCAGGAGATCGCAAGCCCTCAAGTGTCCTGGGACATCTCCGACCTGCGGAACCATATCACCGTGTACAGTGAGCAGGACGATACCGTATCCATCCAGGGTGTGGCCTCCAGTGAAGCCAGTATCAAGCGCTACGGCAAGCGGACGGCGCTGGAGACGTTTTCCGACAGCGACACGGTGAGCGCCACGGCGAAAGCAAAAAACCTGCTGGGCAAGAAAAACCGGACGAAGGAGACGTTTTCCTGCCGGGTGTACGGGAGCGATAAGGTCGTTGCCGGGTGCCGGATGAAGGTAAACATCCCCGATGAGGTGGGCGAGTTTTGGGTAACTGCCGTGAGCCATGAGCTGGCCCCCGTCCACATGATGACATTGACGATGGAGAGGTGTGACCAATGAGCTGGGAACATCAAATTGCAAAACAATTCAAAGAGCGTGACAACCCCACGACCTACGCCTGGTTTGCGGGGACAGTGCAGTCCCCTATCCGCACGGTGAACAACAAAGGGGAAGTGAGTTTTCACGGCCCGCTGATCGTCACCGCCTTTGATGGGCAGATCATCCTGCGGGCGGAGCAGTTGCGGCCGCTGGACCATGTCCCACAGGTGTACGCGCCCCAGACCGTGGCGCTGGTGGGGGACCCCTTTGGCAAATCTGCCGGTGGGCAGACGATCCTACTGCTGGGGGTGATCTAATGTTATTCGATGCAGTGGCCCAGGAGCAGGAGGCCATGACTGCCACCCGCCCGGAGACGGAGATCGGCATGGGATTTGCCTTTGATTGGCAGAACCAGCGGCTGAACATGCAGGACGGGACGCCCGTCCTGGTCTACGGCGTGGCCGCGATCAAAGAGTGGGTGCAGCTGGTGGTCCGCACGCGGCGGGGGCGCTCCCCCATTTACCCGGCGGATTTCGGGGCGCCCGTGCAGGATTTGATCGGACAAAAGGCCCCGAAAGGGTACGACCTCTCGGAGCTGCGCCGCCACCTGGCAGAATCCGCCGCCTACAACCCCGGCATCCGGGACGTGGGGCAGATGCGCTGGGACGGCGAGACCATCCAATGCACCCTGACCCTGGAGGACAACGACGATGGTGTTACGGAGGTGATCCAGATTGTCCCTTGACTTTGAGACCGTGCATCGGGAGATGCTGGCCCGCATCCCCGACCGATACCAGAAAACAGCCGGGTTCCCGGCCTATGATTTCACGGCGGCGTTTGCCCAGGCGGTGCTGTCGCTGGATGATGACATCGCCACGGCGGAGGCAAACCTAAACGTGGACAACCTCACCGGGGTGGCCCTGGATGAGTTTGTGAAGCAGCACCGGGGAATTATCCGCAAATACGCCACCTATGCCACGGCAGAGATGCAGGTGGTCACGGGGGCGGGCAGCATTTCGGCGGGCGACCTGTTTTCCACGGAATCCGGCGTGCAGTTTTATGCCATCGCCGACAGCGACGTGGAGGCCGGGAGCAAATTTACCGTGCGGGCCTACAACGCCGGGGAGACCGGCAACGTGGACGCCAACACGATCACCTACATGCCCATCACCATTGCGGGCATTTCGGCGGTGACCAACCCGGAGCCGTCCAGCGGCGGCTATGACAGCGAGACAGACGATGAGCTGCGGGAGCGCTATTACGACGACCTGCAAAACCCCAACAACGGGGCCAACCAACAGGCCTACATCGCCTGGGCGACCTCTGTTGCCGGGGTGGGCCGGGTGAAAATCTTTCCCCAGGCCCAGGGAAAAAATACCGTGGAGGTGTGCATCCTGGACGCCAACCAGGAACCGGCAGGCACTCCCCTCATCCAGCAGGTGCAGGCTCTCATCGACCCCAACCACAACGGAGACGGGACCGGCGAGGCCCCTATTGGAGCCGTCTGCACGGTGACCACGGGCACGGCGAAATATATCGACGTGGTGGCGAAAATCACCCTGGCCGACGGGGCCAGCATCGGGAACGTAAAAACCAAAGTGCAAGCGGCCCTGACCGAGTACCTGCGGGGCCTGGCCTTTGAGAAAACCGGCACCTACGTCTCCTACTCCCAAGTTGCAAGCCGCATCAACGCGACAGAGGGCGTGCTGGACCACAGCAATCTGACTGTTGCGGGCGGCACGACCAACGTAGCCCTGGGCGACCGGGAGACGCCGATGCTTGGGGAGGTGACTTTGAGCGTTGTTAGTTAAAGACTACGCCTTACGGCAGCTCCACTGGATGCTGCAAAAGGACCCCTGGATCGAGGCTGTGATGACGGCGGGCGGCGTGACCCTGGACGCCCTGGCAGACCGGATCGTTGCCATCTACAACGCCGAGAATTTTGACGAGCTGCCCATCGAGCGCGTGCGCTACTATGAGCGCCTGCTGGGCCTGGAGCAGGACGAGAACAAAGCCCTAGCGGACCGGCGGGCGGCCATCCAAGCGGCCTACAACATCGCCCAGAAACCGTCCCTGGAAACCATGCAAAGCATCTGCGACGCATGGCAGGCGGGCGGCGTCATCTGCACCTACACTCCCGGCGAACTCACCCTGAAATTTATCGGAGACGTGGGCGTCCCGGCGAACATCCAGGACCTCAAGAGCGCTATCATCCGCGCTGTCCCCGCCCACATCTACGTAAATTACGCCTACCGTTACCTCCTCATTCGGGAGGTTCACGACGTGATGACTCTGGCTGAGTTAAACGCAACGCCACTATCCAGTTTTGCAGGAGGGACCTAAATGGCAAGCAACACAGAAAACCTGGAACTACTCAAAAAAAATCCAACCACGGACGGAGCGGACACGTTTAATGTCCAAACCATGCTCAATGACAACTGGGACAAAATTGACCGGTTCGCCGGTAGCCTGGATAAGAAATTGGCCGGTCTGCTCCATGACGACACAAAAACGGAGCTTCTGCTTCTGCCCACCGCTACGCCGGACGACGCTTTCAAAATTCTGGCTGGCATCCTTGGTATTACCTATGTGCTGGCCTCCAGTGGCGCCACCGTGACCGCGCAGAGTGGGAGCGACATAAAAACGGCGGTTGCGGCATCCAACGGCATAGCAACGTTTAAGGGGTTGCCATACGGAGACTGGACGTTCTCAGCTACTATCTCCGGGGCTGTGAAGAGCAAAAAAGTTGTTATCGACACGCAGAGAGTGCAATATCTCTCCCTGCTCCCACTGAACGACCTGAGCTGGGCACAAATTGACACGCTGGGCACGGCTGGTGTGCTGGGTAAAGTGTTTGCGCTGGGTGACACAAAAGACGTTACGCTGTCTGGCATCGGCACGATGACGCTGCAAATCGCAGATTTTGACCACGACTACCTGTCGGGCACAACGACGGCGAATAAAGCCGCTGTGACGTTCCTTTGCAAAAATTTGCTGTACCAAACCTATCAGATGAACAGCGACGACACCAACAACGGTGGTTTTCCGTCTAGCTCCCTCCGCTCTACGCTGAATGGCAGCATTTACAACGCTCTGCCCTCCGACCTGAAAGCTGTGATCAAAACGGCGTACAAATGGTACGGCACCGGTAACAATACAACAAACGGCAAATGGAGTGGGCACAAACTCTGGCTGCCACTGATTTTTGAGATGTTCGGCGAATCGAACTACTCACCAGCCACAGAGCACACGACGGGCAATGCACGGCAGTACCCGATTTTCACGGACAACGCCAGCCGGATCAAGAAAATGAACAACGGCGGCGGCTCCGCACAGTGGTACTGGTTGGCGTCCCCGCGTGCGAGCGACTCCACGTCCTTTTGCAGTGTGTACAGCGACGGCAGCAGCAACTACTCCTACGCCGCCAGCAGCAGCTACGGCGTTTGCTTCGGCTTATGCGTTTAAGCCAAAATCCAATAATCCGCGCCGCCTTTGGCGCGGATGGAAAGGACTCTGAATGTCGGTATTGAAAAGCCAGCGCAAGGAAAGCAGTATCAAATTTTTGGATACCGCTTACGATTTGGAGCTGCACACGCTGAAATGCTGCATGAAACTGCCAAAACGCTACACGTTTTTTATTGGGACGGAGCTGAGCCACCTTGCCAGCGATGTGCATAACCATTGCAAAATGGCGAACAGCATCTACCCGACGAATGAACATGAGGCACAGATGCGACGGGATCACCTGATCGAGGCAAACAACTGTTTGCAGGCGCTGATCGGGAAATGCAGCGTTTTGATGGAACTGCAACACGGCCTGAGCGAACACGCTTTGGAGCACTGGGCGGATTTGATGATCGACGAAGGCCGCTTGATCGCCGGGGCGAAAAAATCCGACAAGGCACGTTTTAAGTTTTGAACTATGGGTTAGGTGCTGCAAATTCTGCCGGTCGCAGGCGGGCGCGTTGGCGTCCCCGAATGCGAGCAACTCCACGAACTTTTGCAATGTGAACAGCGACGGCAGCAGCAACAACAACAACGCCAGCAACAGCAACGGCGTTTGCTTCGGATTGCGCGATAGGGAGACAGAGTAAGCGTTTGCCGAAATCAGTCCACGCGCGTAAGGAGCGCCTGACCCTCCCGCACGGGTAAATATCACCGAGACGCGGACGCTTTCGAGCTAATCCGCTACCAGCGAGGTTCCCCCTTTTGAAAATTCAGTTTGGAGACGTATTCACTTTTGGAAACCTATATTCTGCCTATAAAAAATGTAGGCGCAGCGTAGGCTGGAAACATTCGACTCAGGCCTACAAAGAGAACGCATTTATCAATGTGCGCATAGCTCAACGCAAATTGCTGAGTGGCGCATGGAAAAGCAACGGATTTATCGAGTTTGACATTTTTGAGCGCGGAAAACATCGGCACATCCGCTCTGTGCATATCACGGAGCGCGTGGTGCAGCGTTGTTTGTGCGATAATCTGCTCGCTCCCGTTCTCGGACCGAGGCTAATCCCTGATAACTCGGCCAGTCAGAAAGGAAAAGGCGTTGACTACGCACTCAGACGCCTGGAAACGCATTTACACCAGTTTTACCGCAAATTTGGGCGGGATGGATACATCCTGATCTATGATTTCCACAAATTTTTCGACAGTATTAGCCATGATGCTATTGCAAAAATTTTGGAGCGCTACATTGCCGATGAACGGCTGAAACACCTGATTTTGCATCTGGTCGGGATGTTTGGGCCGGTCGGTCTAGGACTGGGCAGTCAAATCAGCCAAAATTTGGCGCTGGCCGTTCCGAATTGGCTTGACCACAGAATCAAAGAGCGGATGCATTGTAAATGCTACGGACGATACATGGACGATGGTTACATCATCCACCACGACAAAGAGCATTTGCTTGCCTGCCTGGATGTGATCCGGCAGGAAGCGGCGGCGTTTGGCGTGGAGATGAACGAGACGAAAACGCAAATCGTTCCACTTCGGCGCGGTTTCTCTTGGCTAAAACAGAAATTCAGCCTCACGGAGACCGGCGGCGTCGTGCGGCGGATAAGCCGAAAAAATGTTACCAGGCAACGCCAAAAGCTGAAAAAATTGGCTGGGAAAGTCCCACCAGAGGACCTGCGAATCAGCTTTGTCAGTTGGTGCGGCCATGTATCTAAATGCAAATCCTGGAAAACAAAAACAGCGATGAAAGGGGTGTTTTTAGAATGTATGCAGAAATCGGCGGAAAAATTTTCCCCATCGACAACGTAATAGCAGCAGACGATGAGCTACGGATCGTATTTACGGATACTCCCATTGAGGATGTAGATCGAGCCGCTATACACCTGCCGGACTGTATCAGTATCCACCAACGGGACGGCCCTACGCTGGAATACCACGGCTACACCAGCGCCGTAAGTATCCAGAAAAATCCATCGAATCAGCAAACGATGCTGGTTTTACGGGAGGGATAACATGTTTTTAATCTACAAAGATGGCGAAATTGTCGAGCGCGCAGAAACTCTGCGCTACATCCGGCGGCAGGAAAACGGTGTTGCCGTGATCGCCACGCAGGAGAATTACAACGCCGTGTACTCCCCGGCTACAGATAAAACCTACCCCATCGGAGCGTTTTTTGTGGAGGAGGAGGACGAAACAGCGGCGCTCCGGGCAGAGAACAAGCTGCTGAAAGAGCAGGTGTCCGCCCTTTCTACACAAGCTGATTTTCACGAGGAGTGCCTTGTGGAAATGGCAAATCTTGTCTATGCGTGAACTAATCGCCACACTGGCGCTTAGAATATTTCTATCGAAAGGAGGTGAAACCATGATGGCTATGCTGTTTGCATCCAGAATCATTCTGGGCAAAACTACATTTGATCAGGTGCCCGCCAAGCTGAAAAAGCAGGTGGCAGAAGTTCTGATCGAGGACTGCGGTATGCCTGAGCTGGTTCCCAGCGAGTACGGCGGTACTGCCGATGCACAGTAAGATCATAACGGCCCCCGCGCTTTGCGGGGGCCAATCTTTCAGAAATGAGGTGCCATTATATGGAACCTGAGCAGATCATCACGGCGCTCCTGGCTGTGCTGGGTTCGTCCGTTGTCGTGGAGATTATCCCCATCAAAATCAATCCTTGGACGTGGCTGGCCAGGAGAATCGGGAAAGCTATTCTGGGAGACGTTACAGAGCAGTTGTCCGGGATTTCCGAACAACTGAAAAGTCACATCGAAGCGGATGCCAGGGACAAGGCCAAACGCTTGCGTGGGCGGATTTTGCGGTTTGCCGATGAATTACTCCAAGGGGAGCGGCACAGTCAGGAGCATTTTAACGAGATTTTGGAGGACATCACCGAGTACAACAGATACTGCGCCACACACCCTGATTTTCCGAATGATAAGGCCTCTATCTCCATTGGGCATATCGAAAACGTGTATCGGGCGCGGCTGGAAAACAACGATTTTTTGTAGGGAGGGACGTAAATGAAACAACTGCTGAAACTGCTGGACGTGAAGAGCCTGGTGACGCTGGCTATGACCGGGGCGATGATCGCCTTACTGTTTGCGCCGGTGGATGTGAACCAGGACGCCGTGACGCTGTTCTGCACGGCCTACGGGGCTATCATCACGTATTTCTTTACCAAGAAAACGGAGGGCAAAAACGATGGATAAACCGATCAGCTACCTGCAAACGGACCCTCGCTGGGCCAACGTGGACTATTCGGCCAAGGGAGAGAAAACCACCATCGGCAAATCCGGCTGCGGCCCCACTGCCATGGCGATGGTGCTGGCCACCTGGGCGGACAAATCCGTCACGCCGAAGAGTGAATGTGCCTGGGCGCTGGCGCATGGGTACAAGGCCCCGCACCAGGGGACTTATTACGGCTACTTCGCCCCCGCCGCCAAGCGCTTCGGCCTGACCTGCAAGATGCTCAACGGGGCCAGCATCTACGGCAAGCCCAACAGCCCGTACCACGCCCAGGCCAAGGCTGCCGTGGACCAGGGTGATCTTGTGATCGCCTGCATGGGCCGTGGGCTTTGGACGTCTTCCGGACACTTCGTCCTGTTGTGGAAAATCGCCGGGAATACCATCTACATCAACGATCCTGCCAGCACCCGGATGGTGCGGACGCAAGGGGACTATTCGCTGTTCAAGCAGCAGGTAAAATACTATTTCGTGGTGGAAAAACCGGCCACCATTCAGCGGCCGGAGAAGGAGGATGACGATATGGATATCAACAAGTTGTTGGCAGAGATGACGGGAGCACAGGCTTACGCGCTGTACACTAAAGCTATGGCGTTTTCCGCCGCTGTGGCGGAACCGGAGTGGAGCAAAAAGCAGGGGCACTGGGAGAAAGCCACCCTCAAGGGCGTCGTGGACGGGCAGGAGCCGGAACGCCCTGTCAAGCGGGATGAGCTGGCCGCTGTGCTGGGCCGTCTGGGGGTGCTGGACTGAGGGGGTGGTACCATGCCCAGGTATCGGTACAGCCCCGCTCAGCTCGAAAAAATGCACGGAAACCCGTGGCTCACCGACCGGGAGAGGGCGGCTTTTGAGTTGCACTATCGGAGAGGTTGGGCTATCGAGGATGTTGCTGCGGAGTTGGATGTCTCGCGGGGGACCGTGAATAATGATTTGGCTAGTATTCGGCGGAAAAGCTTGTGAAGAAGCCCCTGGGTTTGGCCCAGGGGCTTGCCTTTTTAGATGTTCCAGGAACGGAATTCCCGCTCCCACGGTTCTCCGTGCCAGAAGCTGGCATCAACGTTTTCGGCCTGCTTCGCCAAGTCGCCGATCTCAGCGCTGATTTTCTTCTTTATCTCCGTGTGCCGCTCAGCGATTTTGAACTCGCTGTAATATTCATTGATGTAGGCGGCTGCGTCTCTGTATGCGCTCTCGCAACGTTCGTTGTACTCCTCTTCTTCTGGCGTTTCCTCAAAATCTTCTCTCCACTCGTTCTCCTCATAGTAGTGATAGCGTCTGCTATCGTACTCTGGGAAGAATTTTTTTGCCAGATTCTCGATGGTTTGATTCTTGGCGGCAATCTCTGCCTCACAGGCGATATTGCAGTGATCCCACGCGGTTTTTAGGCCGGTGTATTTTTCCTTCAGCCATTCATACATTTTTGTTTCCTCCTAAATTTTACTTCGTTGGGTTCCTCTCTTAACTGTCCTTATTATACACCAGCTAGGTATAAAATACAATTGGCATACTGCACAAATATGCACCTGCTAGGTATACAAAACGACGAAGCTGGAAAGTACCAGGGAAACCCGGTGCTTTTTTATTCCCCGAAATCTGCTCGAACCGCACGATCTAGCAACAGCATGACGTATTCCGGGCAAGGCGCTATCCCAAGCTCCCAGTTTTGCCAGGTGCGGTATGGGATTTTGTACCGCGCCGTGAACTCCTTTTTGTTCAGGCCGGTGGCGGCACGAATCGCGGCAGGTGATAGCGCGTCCTGATCGTCTTTCTGGTGCTCCTCCACGGCGCGGACGATCCGCTGAATCAAATCGTCCCAGGTTTCGCAATTCCCAAACCAGTCCTCGATCTCGCTGGTGATCTCCAGGCTGTCGCCCTTGTAGTCGTGGGCTAGGCGGCTCTCCTGTTCAAAGTACATGCGAATGTCGGTTACCACACCGCCCTCTATATCTGCATAGGCGTGATCTAGCATCCGATCCACGCCGTCCTCCAGGGTGTGGCCAGGCATTTTGCCCTGCACGACGATGTGGCCGCTTCGCAGAGCGGGGCCGTAGGTGTTCATGCAGCTACGGACACTTTTTTCTAGTTTTTTCATGATGTTGCCTCCTTAGTTCATTCCCTTAATCCAGTAGGGGTTAAATTTGAATGTTTTCATTTCGGGGTTGCTAGCCAGTTCAGAAACCAGCCAACTCCATTCCTTAAAATTAGGCGCTTCGGGATTGTTCAGGCTGTAGCGGTCGCTGTTGTCTAACCACCAACCAGCGCGGGTTGCGTGGGAGATCAACCAGGCGAGTGCGTTGTTATTTTTGTTGATGCGGTCCTTGTATTTTTCTACATGATCGAGTTTACCCTTGGCGGCAGCTTTGCCAGCTAGTTTCTCGAAATGGGCGTTGTCGCGTTCAACCCATGCGATGTGGGCGGCGCGGATTTTCTCAGCCCACATAATCTGTTTCTCGCTCCCGGTTAAGGCAGGCAGCTTGTCCATCTTATTTTCCTCCTTTGCGGCCACCCAAGCCAGATGGAGGCAAAAACCAAACGAAACACGTCCAACAGGAATGGACTTGTAACGCCCCCAAGCGTTTTTCATGATCTCAGACTTGTTGTACTTCATGGTGTTTTCCTCCTTGTTTGGGTTTCTCTCTTAACTGTCTTTATTATATACCTAGAAGGTACAGAATACAATTGACATACTGTACAAATATACACCTGCTAGGTGTACAACATGACGAAACAAAAGCCCCCGCCGGTTTTCTGCAACGTGCCGGTGGGGGCTGCCTTTCCGTTGGGGGAGAAAAGGTGTTTATAAAATATCACATTCTCCTTGTCGAAACCCGTCCCATTTTGGGGGCGGGCTTTTTTATTGGGCAGAAATTGAGCAGAAATTGAGCAGAAATTGGGCATGGTTTGGACAAGTGGGCTATAAAAATTTGGTACGATTTTAACAAGAAACGGAGGGATGTAGGATGTTTGAGATGGGCTATCCCATGATGAGCGGATGGGGGCAGATGCCGCCACAGAATCCATGGTGGCAACGGCAGACGCCGCCACAGGGCGCAGGAAGCGCCCGGGAGCGCCAGAACGGGCCGGGGTGGGTGCTGGTACCCGGAGTTTCCGACATCGCTAACGTGAGTGTGCAGCCGGGCGTAAAGGCCTGGATCATGGCGCAGGGCGAGCCGGTGTTTGCTGTGAAAGAAGCCGACACGACCGGCATCACCACCACCAGCTATTACAAATTCGAGAAATACGACCCGGAGGTCGCGCAGAAAGCGGCGGAACCGGAGTTTGTGACGAAAGCGGAGTTTTCCGATTTCCTGAGCAAATTGAACGAACAGATCGGAGGGTTTAGCGATGAGTAACCCCCTGTTCCAGCAGGTCACTCAGGGCGGGCCGAGCAAAATCCAGGCCATCCGGCAGATGATGGGCACCCTGCGCGGACAGGACCCGAACAAGATCATCCCGCTGCTGATGCAGAAAAATCCGCAGTTTGCCCGATTTGCCCAGGAGTGCAAGGGCAAGACGCCCTCTCAGGTTGCTGCACAGTACGGCATCAACCTGGACGATTTCAAGGGCATTTTTTGATGATTATCTGCGGGACGGCCGCCCGCTGGTAAAATTTTAACGATTGGAGACAACAAAATGGATAACGCAATGAGTTTGTCCGACATCGCGGCTGTGACCCGCGACAACGACGGTTGGGGTTCCGGCGGCGGCTGGATTATGATCATCCTGTTTGCCCTGATTTTTGGTTGGGGCGGCAATGGGTTTGGCCGCAACAACAACGGCAACCCCGTGACCGAGGGGGACCTTTGCAGTGCCAACTCGTTTAACGAGCTGAAAAACTCTGTGGGCCGTCTGAGTGACCAGTTGGACGGCGTAAACATCAACCTGACTAAGGGCATCTGTGATCTTGGCTACGCCACTCAGGGCAATTTCCGGGACCTCCAGGCACAGATTTCCGACTGCTGCTGCACTACCCAGCGCAACATCGACAGCGTGCGGTTTGACATGGCCAACTACAACGCGGCAACAAATGCAAACATTACCGCCGGAATCCAGAAGGTCCTCGACAAAATGTGCGCGGACCGCGAGGCGGCTATGGCGGCGAGAATCCAGCAGCTTGAGCTTGCCCAGGCCATGTGTGGTGTGGTGCGGTATCCTACCAGCACTGCGTATGCAACCAACTGCAACCCGTTTTTCGGCGGGTGCAGTAACGGCAACATCTGATTGGTCGCAATGACCGGGTGGGCGGGGGCAAATGTCCCCGCCTTTGTTTTTTGAGAGAGGAGCAAAAATTATGAGCTGTAACTCTGGTATCTATACCGTAAACACCGGGGCCACCGCTACGGCGGGCGGCTCGATCCCGCTGGGGAGCATCATCCGCCGATTCGGCTGCAATATCAACCTCAACGGCAACGGCATCATCATCAACGGCGCAGGCTATTATGATTTCGACGTCGTGCTGACTGCCCTGCCTGCCGCCGCCGGGGCTATCACCGCCACGCTGATGCGGGACGGTGTGGCCGTGCCTGGTGCTACCGCCACTGCCACCGCCGCCGCTGTGGGTGAGGCCGTGACGCTTCCGCTGACCGCGATGGTGCGGCAGTTTGGCAACTGCGCCGGATCCACCTATACCGTGGTGCTGTCCGCCGCCGCCACCGTGTCCAACATCGCCGTCACCGTCGATAAGATCTGAGGTGGCCGCCATGACAAAATTGGAGCAGATCAAATCCATCGCCGCTGACATTGACGATGAGATCATGGGGGCGCAGCACTACGGAAAAATTGCCAAGAAGCTCCGGGAGTATGATCCCAACATGGCTAGGAGTTATGCGACCATGGCCAGCCAGGAGCTGGGGCATCGGGATATCCTGATGGAGATGATGCGGAAAATTTGCCGAGATGCGACGGATGACGAAAATAAGGCCGGTATTTCGGCAATTTGTGAGTTGACCGAGGAGCGGACGGAGCCGTGGGTGGCGAAGGTGCGAGGAAAGATTGAGGGGATGTAACGCCTAAAATTTTTCCACGCCTTTTCCACAGCGTAACCCAGGAAAACCCCGCTTTTTTCGGGTATCTCCGGTTTGTGATTAGGAAAATCCGGAGTGTGAGAAAATAAGAAAAAGCCGAAAAACCTTTGATTTTCAATGGTTTCTCGGCTTTTTTCTTTTGGCAGCGGGAGAAGGATTTGAACCCTCACAAACAGAGTCAGAGTCTCTTTTTCCCTATCTTAAAACCCTTGCGTTCCAATGGATTGCGGAATTTTACCTTATTTTTTCCACATTTACCTCCACGATTGTAGGAGAATCCACCTCCTGGAATGTGTGGGACGTGTGGGAAATCAGGAAGGGCAGAAAACCGAAATCTGCCAAGCCCTGGCCCATTGGCCAGATGGAAACACCGTAATGTGCGGAAGAGTTTGTCACAGCGCTTCGCAGGGCTGCCAGCTTCTGCATGTTGCGGTGCAGGGTGGCTTGGTCCTTATGGGTGTAGATGTTGGCGGTCACGCTAATATCGCTGTGCCCCATGAGTTCCTTTGCTATGTTGATGGAGATACTGGCCCGCTGTAAATCCGTGCAGAACGTGTGCCGCAGGCAGTACAGGGTGAGATCCGGCGCAATGACGCTCTCGATAATTTGATTCCGGTAGACGGTGGCTCCCATCTCAATGTCCATCGCCTTGCGGACACTCTTCCATGCTCTATACATGCTGTCGCTGTCCAGACGCTTACCTACTGTGTTTTTTACCACAGCTTCCTCTGGGGCTTCTCTCGCGGCCCAGAGACGTTCTCTGAGTTCCGGGACCATCGGTATCTCCCGAAACCCCGCGCTTGTCTTGGGGGCCTTGATGTTCTTACTGCCGCTTTCCTGGGCTTTGTGTACTCTGATTTCGTTTTTCTCAAAATCTACATCTCCCCAATTCAGCGCCGCGATTTCGCCAGGGCGCAGGCCGGCATACAGGATGATTTGCATCAACAGGCCGTACCGGTGCGTCTCGCAAACCTTCAACAGAGCTACCCGTTCCTCTTCTGTCAGCGACCTATGTTCTCCCTTGCTCGTCTCTGGCAACTCCAGTTGCGTGCTGGGATCGAATGATATGATCCGGGACGCTGCTGCCCGCGAGAACATGGCCTTGAGGATCATCCGCAGCTTGGAGACGTGCGAAAACGACATACCCGCCTGACTGTTCAGGATACGCTGCAAATTCGCTTCCCGCACATCTCCCAGCTTCATCCGCCCGATTGCTGGGCTGATGATCGAATTATACTTTTCGGTGTACATGCTCAGACTTTTTTTCGTCCCGCCGGACGGGGCCTTGTACAGCTGGAACCATTCCTTAAACCACCGATCAACCGTTGTCTCTCGATTCATCACCACATCGCCGTTTTTCAATCGCACTTTCAGCTCTGCCAATTTTTCCAGTACTTCCAGCTCCGTTTTCCCCGTAACCTCATATCTCCGCCCTTCCCAAGTCATTGTTTTTCGGACGTATTTGTACTTTGTGTCTTTCTTCATCAATTTTCCCCTTCTTTCGACGTTTTTTGTTGTTGTTCTGCTTCTTTGGAAGAATATGGTTTCCATCAGAGAGGGCTAGAATGTGGTAGACAACGAACGGATATTTGACAAAATGGAGGGAGTTGATTTGATGGAAACCACGATGCTTGTGGGCCAAATTACGCGGCTGCTGGAGGGAATGGACGTGCGGCGGCTGCGGATCGTACTTGCTTACGTCCAGCGGCTTTATACCGGATAGGAGGATTACATGGAGCAAACCAGGGAGGAAATGCTAGCAGAAATCGTTAAAATCATGGAACAGTTACCCGATTGGAAGGCGGAGATCGTGCTGATCTTTGTTCGGGGACTGCTAAAAGGTTAAAAAAAGAGCCAGCCCTGCGGGGCTGGCCTTTTTATGCTTACCAGTAGCGCTCACCCGCGATGAGATCATCAATCAACTCGTGCAGATAGCTTGCTGTGGTTTGTTTATCAACGTTGAACGGCATCAAATCCGATCCAAATTCTTCGGAAATAGCACTTCTTCCTTCGACCGGAGTCAAGGAGAATCTTCCCACTGGGAATGATATTCCGTAAACATCGTGGAATGTGGAGCCGGTGTCATCAAAAATCCATCGGTACCACAGATTCAGAGAGCCGTCAATTTCTGTGTATGTTCCACGGAATGGAGCCATGTTGTCGGAATCGTTCGGGCAGGTGTACCCCTCAAACTCTAGACTGGCAGGGTTGAATCGGAAAACTATAATTCCATTGTCCCCTTCATATCTCCAAACCTTTTCCGTGTCTATTTTGTCCACCATGGAATCTTCGTCCACAGCTCCGTTTCCGCTGGTGTACAAGCTGACGGTGCTGGTTGCGTTGTCCCACCGAACGTCCATTCCCAAAGCAGACGCGATGCCGCGAACGGGCAGATACGTCGTTCCGTTCATTATGAACGGCTCCACCTTGTTCCCTTGGGCGTCTTTCGGCGTGACTTCCTGGCTGTCCACTGTCACCTTGATGTCTCTGTAATAAACCTCAACGGCCTTTTTATACGTCGCAGCTCCCACTGGGATACCCAGACCAATCAGCAGGGCACAAAGCAGGAATCCGGCGACAAATCCCTTCGTTCTTTCTTTCATGTCCCCTGCCCTCACTCGTAATCGTAATTCAGCGGTTCGTACTGATCGCCGATTCCGCATTTTTCCAGGTATGCCTGCCGCCGCGTCTCAAACTCCGTTTTCAGGGTGTTCATGTCTTGAATGTCCGTCTGAGCGGCACTCAAATCTCTGGTTTTCCCGTCATCCAGGTATTTCTGGATATTTCCGCAAGCGGAGTACATGCACTGTACAATAGCCTCTGCGCAGTCAGCCACGTCCTTGATGGCATCGGTACGGGCTGCGCTGATTTTCTCCTGCGCCTGCATAAAAAAGTCTTTGGACTTGGTACACTTGGTGTACGTTGTCGCAGGATCATTATCCTCATCTAGTACGCCCTTGAGACAGTTGTTGCTCATGCGGACGTAAGTGCAATATTTACTGTCCAGGTCCTTTGCGACGTCCGGGGCATCCACAGCGGGAGCCTCTTCCTCTGCCGGTTCCGTGGTTTCTTCCTTCTGCTGTTCGACGGCGGCACTCTGTTCCTCCTGCTCTGTTCCGCTATCCTCTGGCAGTGGCGTTGCCATGACCGCGATGAAAAACGCAACGACCACGACTAGCACCCAAAACCAAACCCTCTTGTACACGGGCTTTTTCGGCCCGCCCTGTCCTTCTTTTCTCATGTTATCCTCCTGCGTTTATTTTTACCCGCCACCCGGCGGAAGGGATAACTTATTCTCCGGCTTCACTTTCTTTGATCTTATCGGCCATTTTGATTATTGTCGCTCCAATAATTTTCCATTCAGCCGGTCCGAGATCAGATAGACAACAGATTATTTCGTCTCGATACGGCATATCTGTGCCGATTAGTTGAGAGAAACGTGCTGTTAGTTCGCGTTTCAATGGAAGCGCTTTCTCCATGTTCCCTTCTCCTGTTTTCAACCACTCCAAGTTTATGTTGAAAACGTCGGAAATACGAAACAACGTTCCGTTTGATGCGCCGGATTTTCCGGAAATCATTTGCGAAATTGCCGCGGATGATAAGCCGAGCGTTGCAGCAAATTCGGTCTGATTTTTTCCACGCACTTCCATCACTTTCTTTATTCGTTCACCTAGGGACTCCATCACCCCACCTCCTGATATAATTAAACCATAAGCGGCTTAAAAAGTCAAGGAAATTTTAAGAGACTTAAAAAAACCCTTGACTTTTTAAGCCGCTTATATTATACTATAAGCGTCTTAAAACTACAACAAGAAAAGGGGGTGACTGGATGGAAAGGAGGTGGTGGAATTGATTGATGAAGCCCTGAACGAGTCCGTACAAGACATGGCGAAGGTGCTGAAAAGTTTCCAGAATTTAGCCCCTCTGGAACAAGAACGCATTTTAGGGCTGATGCAGGGCATGGCTATCATGCGTGGACTGCAAGAAAAGCAAGAAAAGAACGGGCCAGCGTCGTAAGGCGCTGGCCGGGGGGAGGTTGGAGTTTGTGCAACGCTACAACAGAGGCCCGCTTAAAGGGTGGCGGAAATTCTCTGACTTTGATCTAGTCAGCAAGATCACCTTTTTTGTGTCGTTGGCGGCGCTGGTGGCGACGTTTGTCAAAGGGTCCTGATAAACGCGGCAATAGCAATGGCCAGAGCTAACAAATCAATCCATTTGTCGGCCCAGTACGCCAGTGTCTGCCAGCGTTTCAACGCCTTGTAGTTGATCCCTTTCTCTGTCAGGGTGACGCCCTCCGGGGCGTTGCCCAAGGGCGTTGAAACGCAATGGACCTCTGCGTATCCTATCGCTTCCAGCTCTTTCGCGGCAGAGACAGTTTCCTCCAGTGTCAGCTCTACGGCGCTGGCAACGGATTGGAGGCTGTGACGCCACCTTGGTTTTTCGCCGGGGAGGCTGGTTAGATAGGCTAGGATCTTTGAACAGTTTTCTGTGAGCATAAAAAATCACCTCCTGGCCAGTATAACGCGCCGGGAGGGGAAAAGAAAGAACGTCGTTGGGCGGCGGACGTTAAACGCCGCACCCCATGCTTGGATAAGTTGGGAGCTATCCGAGATTTATCCAAGATTTTATTCGAGGTGATGAGATGATTTACAGGATTCGATGGGTCCGCCTGGATGAGGATGGACATGTCTGCTGGGAGGACCACCGGCGGGTGGAGTATAAATCCGCCCGGCGGAACCTGCTGGGGCAGATCATCACCAGAAAAATCAGAGGTGGCGAAATCCGGTTTTACCGGGTCGAAGCTGCCAAGCTCGAAGAAAGGGAGATCATACGATGAACGAAGTCATGAAAATCAAAGCCCGCGCTGAGGCGCGGAAGTGGGCAGATATCGAGGGTATCATGAGAGTGATGCAGCCCACCCTGGAGGCCAACGCCAAAGCTCGCTGGGAGGCCGAAGTCAAGGCCACCAAGAGCCGTGAGAAGGCCGTGCGGGCAAAGACCCGGAAGGGCAAGGTAAACCTGGCCCTGCGCCGTGCGGGGATTCCCCTGCGGGTACTTTGAAGCGGCTGTGCCGGACATGTGGGCTGGAATGGAATGTTTCGGTGCTGGAAAAAGGCGCCAAACACTACACCTGCCCACGTTGCGCCGGGACGCCGTGGTATGGATCGAGAGAGTGGGGTGTAAAACGTGAGCGTGATGGTAAACGACGTTATGATACAAACGGCGGCCTCCAAACCCTGGAAAGAGGCGCCGAGCGACACGCCGAAAGGCACCGTGAGGATGCGGCACTCTGAGGGGCCGGAGGAAATCAACGCCTGCCTGACCTGTGAGGAACCGAACTGCACTGGAGGGCAGTATTGCCACCGAGTCAAGGCCGGTAGGCGGGCGGATACGCAGAATGGAGCCGTGAAGTATAAGCGGGCGAAAAAGCCGATCCCGGATGATTTTATGGAAATCTATCTGTCCGGGATGCCGATCAAGGCCATCGCACGGCACTACCATGTGCACGATGTCCGGCCATACGATTGGCTGGCGGAACTGGGGATTGAACCTAGGAGAGGAGGCGCGAGAAATGCCAAGAGTGAAAATCTGCAATCCGTCCCTGCTGGGACAACCCGCCGCCGAACCAAAGCGGCAGGTAAAAAGCAAGCCGCTGGAAAATGACATTGTGGCGCTGGTTGGTTGTCTTTGTCTGGACATCCAGGACGTGAAAATGGTCCTGGGCCTGAAAGATGACAAAGCCGCGAAAAAATGGCTGGAAGCGGAAAATTTGCTGCCGGTTGACATCAACGGGCGGAAAAAGTGGCTTGCTTGCGACATTGCTAAAGCGCTGCGGTACAGCCAGATTAGGGCATAAGGAAAGGCATCACAGGATAGCGGCCTGTGATGCCTGAACAGAGGATCCATATGGCTATGGATTGAGTACAGTTTGATTATACCGCATTTTCGGCGGTATGTAAAGCGAATCGAGGTAACAAATGGCAGTTTTTAGGGTAGAGAAGAGCCATGATTACACCATCATGGCGAACTACCATCTTCGCGATGAACGCCTGAGCCTGAAAGCTGTTGGTTTGCTGTCAAAAATCCTTGGCTTGCCGGAGGACTGGACATACAGCGTCTCCGGCCTGACCAAGATTTGCAAGGATGGCAAGGCGGCAATCAGCTCTGCGCTGAAAGAGCTGGAGAAGGCTGGGTATGTCTGCCGGGAGCAGACACACGATGATGGCGGCACGTTCGGACGGATGGAGTACGTGATTCGAGAAATCCCCTTGGGCATAGAACAAGACGCTCAGACACCGTTGACCGAAAATCGGCAAACGGTGGTAGAGGGGGACGTAGATTCACCGTTTACCGATTTTCCGTCGACGGAAAAACCGTCAACGGAAAATCAGCCACAATTAAGTACTTATAGTACTAAGTACGTAAGTAATAATACTATACCCCCCTATAGTCCCCCCACGGGGGGACGGCGTCGGCGCAAATCCAGACAGCCTAAGACGGCCCCGGACTGGAAGCCGGAACGGTTTGAACCCTTCTGGGAGAGTTATCCAAGGGGCGAGAACAAGCAGGCGGCTATCCGGGCCTGGGACAACCTGCGACCGGATGAAGACCTTCTGCGGACCATGGCGCTGGGTCTGATGAACCAGCTCAACAGCGAGGATTGGCAGCGCGGTATCGGGATCCCTTACGCTGCCACCTGGCTGAATCAACGCCGGTGGGAGGACGTGAAAAAGCCCGCACCGAGCAAAACCGAGGGCACCGGGCAGACGGAGCCGGAGGGGGCGTATCGGTTATGAGTTTTGAGACTTCCCTGACCCCGGATCAGGCACTAGATGCGCAGATGTCCATCCTGGGATCCATGCTGATCGACAGCCGATGCGTCGGCCAGGTCGTGACGAAAATGACCGACACTCAGTTTTCTGGAGAGTATCGGACAATTTTCCAGACGATCAAAACGATGTACCAAAATGGCGATGTTGTAGACCCTGTGACCGTGAACAACGCCATGGGATCGGGTTACGGAGAGACGCTGATGCAACTGATGGAGGTCACGCCGACGGCGGCCAACGTCAGCGAGTATATTAAGATCGCTATCGAAAAAGCGACATTGGATGATTACCATCAGCTCGGTCTGGCGCTGACGAAGTGCCAAACGACGGAAGAGGCCCAGGAGGTCATGGAGCGCCTGAATAAGATCACGCAGAGGAACACCAACGTGGAGATCGTTTCGGCGTATGAGGGCTATCTTCAGGCATTGGAGCGGATAGACCAACCGCCGGACTATTTCAACTGGCATTTCCAGAAGCTTTCTGACATTATCATGGCAAAGCCTGGGAATTATGTTTGCGTCGCCGCCCGGCCCAGCGTTGGCAAAACAGCGTTGACGCTGCAAATCGCGTGGGATCAGTCACAGCAGTTTCGAGTCGGTTATTTCAGTTTTGAAACATCGACGGAGGAAATTTACGACCGATTGTTAGCGCTATCGGCTTCCGTTGATTCCCTTCGGCTCCAGCGGAAACAACTGGAAAAGCAGGAAATCGATAGAATCATTTCCGTCAACCAGAGTTTTGCGGGCAGAAACCTGGATATCATTGATGCCAGCGGGCTGACCGTGACAAATGTCAGAAATATCACGATGGAAAACAGGTATGACATCATCTACATCGACTACCTGCAAATCGTGACGCCGGAGCGCTGGATCAATCAGGGAAATCGAACGGACGTAGTGTCTCAAATATCGCTGGGGCTAAAAAGCATCGCACGGCAGTTAAAAGTTTTGGTCGTCGCTAACTCCCAGCTTCGGCGGTCGCAGAACAAGACGGATTTTGACCCGCCAACGTTGTCTGACCTGCGAGAATCCGGACAGATCGAGCAGGACGTTGATGCGGCGATGTTGTTGTATAAGCGTAAATCCGACTGGAAAACGCCGCCGCGAGATATGTTCATTGCTAAAAACAGGAAAGGACCTGCGGGAGGGCTGATTACATTCACGTTTGACGGCCCGACTCAGGAATTCCGGGAGATCGACGGCGAAAAGCTGGAGGGATGCGTGCCGAATTGCGTTACGCACGGCGATAAAGTCTCGCCTGCGGGCCTGACTGAAACGCAAAATTTACCATTTTGACATAGGAGGATAAAAAGCATGATTTTAAGCGCCAACGAAATTAGACAGCGGATTTCCGTGGGAGAAATCAAAATCCAGGACTTCGACGAGGCCCGCCTTGGTCCTAACAGCTACAACCTGCGACTGGACGAGGACCTGATGGTGTATCGAGAGGCCGTGCTGGACCCACGGCAGGACAACCGGACCAACATCGTCCACATTCCGGCGGAGGGCATGGTGCTGCAACCCGGCCAGCTGTATCTGGCATCGACGATGGAGTACACGGAAACCCACGGGCTTGTGCCCATGATCGTGGGCCGGTCCTCTGTTGGGCGGCTGGGCCTGTTCGTCCATGTGACCGCCGGATTCGGCGACATCGGTTTTTCGGGGCGGTGGACGCTGGAGCTGACCCCTGTTCGCCCCGTCCGTGTGTATCCTGGGATGGAATTGTGCCAGGTATATTTCCAAACGGTCTGCGGTGAAATCTTGCAGACCTACGACGGAAAATACCAGGCGTCTACGGGCGTCGTGGCAAGCCGCCTGTACCAGGAGGCGGACCAGTGGGAGAAACCAACCAAAACCCACGCCGACGCTCTGCGCGAGATGGACACGGACGCCCTGGCGGCGCTCCTGGGCGGCGGTCCCTGTCCCCCGGACGTGCCGGAGGATGAGTGCCTGGATGACGGCGAGGGAGACTGCTGCAAATGCTGGCGGCGGTGGCTGGATCTGCCCGCCAGGGAGCAGTGATGCGCCGCGAGATGGAAAGCCTGCCGGAGGATCTACTCCGGCAGGCTGCCCTGGAAAAGGGACCGAGTGGCTGCGCCACGAAACGGGCGCGAATTGCCCAGGAAATCTTGTGGGAACGGCTGCATTGGCCGTGCGCAGATGCGCCGTCTCAGCACGTAGACCGGCACGGGAATAAATACACCAAAACGGGCGTGAGAGGTGGGAGCGAATGGTAACGAAAGAGAAAATGCACACGATTTGCCGGAAGTTGGTGAAGTTGTCGTGGGGAAAATCGGCGAGAGAAGTTGATGAGATGCACCGAGAGACGGCTGCTTTTATCTATCGACTTTGGGCGCAGTACAAGACGGAAATTAAGGCTCTGAAACGGGAAGTCAGGGAGCTGAAGCAAAAATTGGGCGGTGATGAAGAATGAAGAATCTGAAGACGTTGGACAAATACCGCGATACGGAATTTGAACGCAAATACTACGGTTTCAATGGAGACGCTGGAAACGGCGTCTTCCGGGTGCCTGTTGGCGGCAAAATGTTCAACGTTGTGGCATCCAACGGCGGCGGCTGGGAACATGTTAGCGTGTCACCGGCCAACCGGAAGCGGAAGAGGGCTCCTACATGGGAGGAAATGTGCGAAATTAAGCACATGTTCTTCCATGAAGACGAGATGGTGGTAGAGTACCACACAGCCAAGGCGGACTACGTGAATCTGCATCCCCTGTTCCTCCACCTGTGGCGTCTTACGTCGGTGGAGATGCCGAAACCGCCGAAAATCTTTGTGTGAGGAGGAACGGAAATGGCTGAATACATCGAGAAAAACACAGCGATTGCAAAGCTGACCAGGCTGGAAGTCACAGAGCCGCTTTCCACAATGATAGACGCAAAACGGATGCTTGCGGACATGCCAGCTGCCGATGTGGCCCCGGTGCGGCGGGGGCATTGGGTAAGGGTCGGAAACGGTACGACATGCAGCGAATGTATGCAGGGCTTGTTGCGGATAAACGGGAAACAGTCGGAATGGGTTGATTTATCTGGAATGCCCTATTGCCCCAACTGCGGCGCGAAAATGGAGGTAGAGTATGACGAAAGAGGACGCGATTAAAGAACTAGAGCTGCTACACGTTACAACAGCGGCACCGGCAGGCAGCGTAGCAGGTGAATCATGCCGCGCAGTAAATGATGCGCTAGATATGGCTATCAAGGCTCTAAGGGAGCCACCGAGAGTACGCGCACACTGGGGACGATACAGAGATATCATACAATGCTCCAACTGTGGATTTGGGATGTTCCCAATAGCCTATGTTTTTGATAAAGGAGACTGCGTGGGAACCAATGTTATTCCTAGAAATTGCCCAGAATGCAATGCAATGATGGAGGTGCAAAATGGCAACTGATTTTGAAAAAAAGAAAGAGGAAATACGCTCGATTCTGGACGGAATAGAGCAAGAGGCCGAAACACTCCTGAAAAACATCGCAAAATTCCGAAAGGATTTAGAAGATGTGGACGAAAAAACGGATTTTAAGGAATTCGACGAAGCGCACGATTTGGAACGTTGTTTAGGAAGATATATAGCTTTATACATCTGATCGGAGAAGGAAAATGACATTAGAACAAGCTAGAGAGTGGCTCCAACGCCACGCCGACAACACTCCCATGCCTGGGGCGAGGGAGGTGTATAAGACTATCCTGGACGAGTTGAACAAAACATGCCAGGACATCGGTATGAAACACGATGCGAACGATTTTCGTTGTTCAGAGTGTGGCTTGTGGCTAGAATCTTGGAGGCGAATCGAAGCCGACCCGGATGATGGAGAACTGGTTTACACGAGCTACGCATTTAACCGTTGCCCTGAATGTGGTGCGAAGGTGGTGGAATAATGGACGGCCTCATAAAATTTCCGACCGCCTACATGGATGACGAAACAGCTGTGAACATCGTGAAACACAGTCTGACCTACATAGAGGGCGATGGGCTGACATACGATGCAATGACCTACGCGATAGAGCGCGTTGCTATGACCGATTTGACACAATGGAACTTATCTAACGCGGAACTTCAACACGCACTGCGTTGGTTGTTCGACCACTACGATTTCAAGTAACCGTGTTGGAATCGACACGGTTAGAAAGGGGGAGAAATGGATCAGGCATTGTTATCGTCGAAAAACATGAACTGGTGTACGCCACAAGATTTTTTCGACAAGCTGGATCTAGAATTTGGTTTTGTGCTGGACGCAGCGGCGACGAACGAAACAGCTAAATGCCAGCGGTATTACACCCCGGAAACGGATGGGCTGGCACAAAGCTGGCAGTGTGACGGGGCTGTATTTTGCAACCCACCCTATGGGAGGCAACTAGGCAAATGGGTGCGGAAAGCGTGGCAGGAAGCCCAGACGGGGCAGACTATCGTCCTACTGATTCCGGTCCGGACGGATACGGCGTATTTCCACGATTTTATCTATGGCAAGGCCGAAATTCGCTTTTTGCGTGGCCGCCTGTGTTTTACGGATGAAGCTGGGAACGCTGGTGGTAGTGCTCCGTTCCCGTCGATGGTTGTTGTTTACAACGGAAAGGAATGCAATGAAAAAGTTGGAAATGAGGTGTAAAAAATGTTGATGGACAAGGTAACTAAGTGGCTGGAATTTGATAAGGCTGAGCGAATGATCGCCGCGTTAGAGGTGTGCCAATGCGCCGAAACGCCGAGAGATTGCAACACAAAATGCCCGTATGTTGCGGAATCTGTGGAAGGGACTGCGTGCCACGAAAAACTGATGCAGGATGCAGCGGCATTTATCAAATGCCACACCATCGGTAATCAGGAGGAACAGCCCACCACCCGCAAAACCATCCTGGAAGCCGCCGAAAAGTGTGTGTGCCATGATCGGCAGAATACGCACGGCAAACCGGAGGACAGTTTCGGTGCTATCGCAGATTTGTGGACGGCCTATCTGGATGCTGGGCGTGAGATCACGCCGGTTGACGTGGCGCAGATGATGATCCTGTTAAAAGTTGGCAGGGCAAAGGAGAACCCAAGACACCAGGACAACTGGGTTGACATGGCTGGTTATGCGGCCTGCGCCGGAGAGATAGCGGCGGAAATCTATGGAGAGTAAGCGTTTCGCGCCCTGCCCCTTTTGCGGGGGCGGGGCCGTGCTGAACGACTCGCACCGAAACCGGAAATACCCCATGTGGTGGGTATCGTGCGAATCGTGTGGATCCAGCACACAAACGCACAGCGTAGAAGAGGGCGCTGTGAAAGCCTGGAATAACGGGAAAGAGGTGGCGAAAAATGCCTGACTGGATCTCGGTGAGACAGCAAGCTGGGGAATACATCAAAGAGTGTCGATATGTGCGCCCATGGCACAGAGCAGCGGAAAGCCCTGGGGAACGGGCGGATAAGAATAAGATTATCAACCAGACCAAAACCACGTTTCGACGCAAACCGAAAGAGCGGGCGGAGCTGTTTGTTGGCTTGCTAGGGCTGGATGCGACATTTTACACGCTGACATTCGACGATGATCATTTGCCGCGGAATTACGCAGATGCACGCAGAATTTGGAAAAATTTTATGAATCGGCTGAAAAAGGCCAAGGGGCGGATCATCGATTACATTTTCTGCGTAGAGACTGTCCATGGTGACGGGCGGTGGCATTTTCATGTGATATTCCGGAATACGGATATCACGAAGAGCGAGGTTTTCCACATTTGGGGAAATGGGACGCAGAACGACGCGGAACCAAGCATCTGCCAAGACTGGCCGCCCCATAGGCGCGGCGAATACATGACGAAAGACCGGCGGACGCCGGACGGGATACCACTGGACAAAGTGCCGTGGGGGGTATCTAAGGGGCTGCGGGCGCAGTTGCCGCCGCCTGAGAAAACCATGGTAGACAACGGCATCATCCGTATCCCAGATGATGCCGTGCAGATGAATCGGTTTGAGATATCAAATCAATTCGGTGCCTACACCTATGCCGCCTATATGGTAACGCGCACGCGCACGCCCGCACGCGGGCGCGACATTGATCTTGGAAATAATGCGTTATCAGGGGAAATAACGTAAACAAGGGGGAAAAAGTGTTGCATCAGCAGGTAAAACATGGTAATATGCTAACAGTGAAACGTGGCTGGCTGATTTGTCCAACCTGTCCGCGGACGCAATTCATCTTGCACCTGTTGCCGGACACGGAGGCTAAAAACCTCCAAGTTTATTGCCGACGATGCAAGACGGTGATAAAAGTCAATATACGCGATGGCCAGTGCTTTGAAAGTCCGAGCTAATGTTTATCCCTACGGGGATAATTCATTAGCTCGGACTTTTTTTTATTTGCCCTGCGATGGAGGTGATAGCCCATGGCACAGCGGCCACTCAAGCCTTGCCGTCATCCTGGATGCCCGGAACTGTCGCGTGACGGCTGGTGCGATAAGCATAGGCCAGCACCACGGCAAAGCCGGAAGCGTGCCAGCGCAGAATATCACAGCTGGTACAGCAAGCCGATCTGGACGGACAGGTTACGTCCTGCCCAGCTGGTGCGGGAGCCATTCTGCCGGGTGTGCGCTGCCAAAGGCTGGCGGACTAAGGCGACGGTGGTAGACCACATCGTCCCGTTCCGCGGGGACTGGGACCTGTTCGTTTCGGCGAGCAACCACCAAAGCCTGTGCAAGTTCCACCACGACCAGAAGACGGCGCGAGAACAGGCTCAGGAGCGACGCTGAGACAGCGGGAGGCTACGTCCGCGCTGGCAGATGCGCGAGCGTGTGCGGGCTCACAGGGGCGCACGGGTGCGCGGCGGCGAAGCCGCGCAAGTCCCCCCGGCTCGAAAAAGTTTTGAGCTTCCTCGCCCAGACAGATCGGAAGAGCACACGTCTGAACTCCAGAC